GCATCTGGTATTCGTCGTAAAAGCCAGCCTGAATGGTTGCCCACTCGCGGAAGGATTCGAAGTGTTTCAGAAGCGCCATATCGCGGGATCGAGAAATACCGACTGAGGAGAGATACATCTCCGCGGCGTTCTGGAGCACAGCGCGCTGATCGAAGTCGGATGAAAGGAAGTCGATAAACCCGGATATGAGGGTGCGCTCAGCGGGCTCAATGAGTCCACCGGAAGGCGTCCAGTAGTGATACCCGAGAGTCAGAAGTTTGAAGAACTTCTTGTGGAATGCGTAATTCCGGGGCTTGCGGAACTCACCGCAAAGCAGTTGCCCTACTGGGATAAGTTGCAGGTATTCGCTGGTTCCCGGCTCTGCAGGAATCAGTACGTTTTGATAACTCTTCTCAAATTGCAGTGTTTGCGCCATGTGTCCCCACTTGGCGCCGGATAATCGTGTCAGTTGCTCAGGCTGACGATGGAATTATGACGGGCTATAACCCAAATTGCAAAATGAGCATAGGCTATTTCTTGGTGTTCTGTTCCGCCATCTCGATGTAACGCGGATCGGATGCTTTCGGCAGCTGGATGCTCTGCTCGCGGTAGTGGCGCACGCGTTCCATGAAGTATTCTCGCAGATGTTCTGGCTGCTCTCTTGCGACCATCTCAGCGACAACCGGCATGTTCATGCGCTCTTTGTACGCGACGCCAGACGCGGCCAGGTCAACGTTTACTTTGTCCTGCTCTTCCTGGCTTTTGGCTGCAATGTTCCACTTCGACATAAGAAAATCCCCTCTGGTGTGGAGGGGATTATATATCGCTACCGGTTTAGGTGTGCGGCTTTGCATTATTCTGTAGTTATGCAACATCCCAGACAGGATCATTAGCGGCTTTTGGACGGGTATCGATACAAATACCTATATGGCAATGACTCATACTACAACCGAACCATTTCTGCCAATGAGTGCCGTCCATGCATATTTCAAGGACTTGTTCATTTCCTCTGAACATTACCCCATCAAACAACATATCGATGCGCTCAATGATGATTCCTCGCGGAGGGTCTAACTTAATCACAAGGTCGATTTTTCTATGTTTACTGCGAATTGTTATATTCGGGCCTTCACATTCAACATCCCAATTATCTGATTTAACCAACCATTCATTCTCATTGATTATCAATGAGTCACTACCGTCTGGACCACAAAATATGCCAGAAAGAAGCACTGGAGAAAGTTCATCTTTCGGAGGTGAAACCGAAAGAATCGGTTTATCGTTAACAACAATTAAGTGGTTGCAATCATAAAATGAAACACCTGCAAATTTTATTTCAATGGGTTCACTATGAAAGTCAAACATTTCGTTTGCGTAACCCTCCCTAAGACACTTAGGGTTTTTATTCGCTTTGGCCACTGTCTCCCTTGATAATCGCCCTCTCCCTCTACTTTGATTACATTGAGAGCACAAGAGGGTCATTCCCTCAGGGTTATGCTCGGTAGCATCAGCAAAATCAGGATCAAAGTGCTCATAATCATAAAACCCAAGACCACAAATCACACACCCAAACCCGCAGCGCTGCCTTATTATTCGCTTCACAGGCCCTGGTATTGTTCTGGACAGCCCGTGTTTGTTTTTTTCTGTCATGTTCATTCAACCCTAAGTGAAACAACATAATCACTATAATCCTTGTATGTTAAAACGAATACAACGGTGTTCCTAAATGATGGAACTTGTCTTTTTGATTTATCTGGACTTACAATTTTTCAGTCTCCATACGGCCTGACCAATTCGGCTCTCGTTGGGGCATTTTGATACCAGCCCATCTTTCGCCAGTTCGATGAGCTCTTTGCGCAGGTCTGAGCTTCTCCATTCCACTCCGGGGAATTTACGCTCCATTGCGCAGCGGATATTCCACGTAGCGAGTCGGAACGGGTATCCACTCCCCAGCGTCGCATCCTGCTGCGCTGCTCCCTCGATCAACACCTGCATGATTTTGCTTTTGACGTCACTCACCTTTCACCTCCTGCGCCGTTCTGCGCTTAGCTCTTGCCAGCAAACGTATCAGCACGAAAGCGCGGTGCTGTCGCATTCCCTCTGTCATGATTTTGGCTCCTGCGGGGCGGCTGCGAGCATGGCGACATAACGCTCGCGCAAAGACTTGCGTCCGTAGTCGCTATCGTTAAATGCAGCGCACATGGCTTGCGTTGGCTCCTTCGGCACCATCACGTAACCATCCGGAATTACCGGATAGTTGCCAGGATGCACTGGACAAGGCCAGCGCAGCGAACCATCGCCACTGGGGCATGTGCAAACAGGAAAAGCCTGGAGCATGGTGGCGCGGCAGGCGTTCCAGGAATCAGCGGCCGCATTTCGTTGGTCTTCACCCCACTGGAATACAGCGTGGTCACGACGCCTGGCGCTGGCAAGAATCTCGATACTGTCCGAAGTGGCTTCCTCCGGCACTACCGGCTGCTGCGCGTGGCGATAGAGCTGGGTGCCAACAGGAAGCGCCCTGTCGATTGTCGACGTGTCATTGCCTGAGCGGTTAGATAAAACTTCGGCCACCGGCTCGCTGTCCATTGCGGCCAGCAGATGTTCAAGAGCATCAACTAACGCGCTATCGTAAGAGTGCTCTGCAATGAGAGCGACAACTCGCTCTCTGGTTATGGTTGATTTGTTCATAGTCCGCGCTCCTCTCTTGTCTGCGCACCAATGGCTGCTTTTGTTCCGTCAGGCGTCAATTCCACTCTGTAATACAAGCCATCGAATTTACGGCATGAGCGGTTGCGCCAATCTACAAGCCCTTCCCGGAATAGCACTGGGATAGACGGGCAGTTAACGCGATGCGAACCTTTATCGTGTTCCCCCTTTTCCATGCCACCGCGCATGAAGTAGCGCGAACCGTTATACATACGACGCAGCGTATGCACCTGAGCATCAGTTAACCTGATTCTTCGTGCCATCACTCAGCCTCCACCTTGATGCCAGTGGCGGCAGCTGTACGCGCATAAACGAGCACTCCGTCCGCGGGTCGCTTGCGCTGCAAAAAGATACCAGGGCGCGGCCACAGAGCAATAAAGCGGCATTCGCTGTTTTCAAGACGATGAAATGCTTTCTCACTCATCACACCTACCGGGCGAAGATGCTCCTGTTCGTGCTCCAGTTCGGCGATGCGCTGGCGCAGTGCTGCGATCTCCATCTCTGCAGCATCGGCATGATGGACGTTTTCATGCTCCAGCGGCGGCAGGTCTGGAGTTGTCACGCCAAACAGCGCCGCCAGCGCTCGATAGTTCTGCTCGCTGTGATAGCGACCTTTGCAGCGGACCAGTTTTTCGGCTGCTGCGTTGATGGTCTGCGCCTTCTCCAGCTTTTCGCTGTTAGCCTCAGCTGTTTTTCTCCACGTTGCGCAAATACGTTTCTCTGATTCCAGTGCCTCTACCAGCTCCATGGTCTCCGCCGGGGAAAGATGCTCACCGCATTCAGCGTTGATTCTGGCTCTCTGCGCCAGTTCGGTGATATCAGTTGTCATGCTGCACGCTCCGCCTTCTGCTTGTTGTATACGGCCCAGCTAAGGGCATCGAGTTTGCGCTGGCCCGCTTTGTCGAAGAGGTGAATGCCGTTTTTGCAGGAGTGCTCAGCCTTCACCTGCTCTTCAAGCTGCGCCAGTTGCCCATAGGTTAGCGTTGCCAGTTTCAGGCGGTTCCAGCCGAAGTTAGGGATACGGTTGCTCATTTGTCGGCCCCCTTCACGAAAATTACCCAGTGCGTTTTGTCCGCTTTCCCTGTGCGTTGCCAGATAGCCGGCTTCTCGTCAGTGAGCGCCAGAATCTGGCTCACCGGTATCTGGGTCTCATTCCATTTGAAGATAAGGACGCCGTGTGGCCGCAGAACGCGAAAAGCCTCTTCAAAACCTGCGCGCAGGTCCTCACGCCAGGTGTCTTTGTTCAGGCGACCGTATTTCTTGCCCATCCAGGCGTTTTCGCCCACTCGTTCAAGATGCGGCGGGTCAAACACGACAATGGGGAAAGAGGCGTCAGCGAACGGCAGCGCGCGGAAGTCGGCAATAATGTCCGGGCTGATAACCAGGCTGCGCCCGTCGCACAGGGTGTGCTGCTCGGAGCGAATGTCGGTGAACACTGCTCGCGGGTCCTGTTTGTCGAACCAGAACATGCGGGAGCCACAGCACATGTCTAGAATGGTTTGCTCGGTCATTTGGCCCCCTCGCGCAGTCTTGCGGCAGTCCCGTAGCAAATTTCAGCCGCATCCTGCATCATCAGGCGTTCAACCACTGGCATGTGCTGTGCTTCCAGTTTCAGATAATCACCGGCAGCTTTAGCCCCATCAGCCTTAATCCCGGCTACGATGAGATCGGTGGCGGGGGTTTCGATTTCAGGCTTGGCGTAAACAGGCCAGGAATCACTGCCGTCATCGTTTTTCTCCCCCGGCTGCTCATGCACTGCAAGATACTCACCACCGCGATCTGGCTCTTGATATGTCGGAGGAATCGAGTGGAAGGACAACCATGCATCTGGTTTGTTGAATGCTGCCTTCAGCGCCACATTCTCCGCAGCCAGCTGCTTAAACGCTTTCGCCAGCTTCAGGAACTTCTGCTCTCTGATCGACAGCTCGCCTGCGCTCTCCAGGGAGGCGATGAGCTCGTTTACTGCCTGTGGTGTGATTGTCATTTGGCTGCTCCTTCGGCGAGCATGGCGATGATTTCTTCCGGGGGTCTCTTTTACGTCAATGCGCTCTCCTGAGGTCATTTTCAGGATTGTCAGACCAGCGAAATACATGCTGGCGATGTGGTCTGCAGCAACAAACACGGGCTCATCAACTGTTTCAGGCACCCAGCCATATTTACCCTGGCGCTCTACCGTTGATTTTTGGGTTAATTTGAGAAAAATCATTTTCTTACCCCCGCCAGGCACTGGTTAAAAAGGTTGGTCATTGGGTTTACGCCGCCAGGACGCTGGCGATACTGAGCAGACGGATCGCTTTCGGTTACGGCTGTCGTGTCGATCAGGGTGTAGCGGTAGCTCCTGCACTCACCTTCTCGCTGAACCTGGCCGTCACGGTGCATCTGCCACAGGGAGGAATTGACCACTGAAGAGTCAAGCCCGGTACCGCGGCGGATATCCTGAAAGCTGCAGCCAGGATGCTGGCCGATGAAGTTAATAACGGCTTGTTTGCCAGAGTTCTTTTTCATCAGAATCCACCCCGCTTAGTTGGTTTTTCCTCTTTCTCGCGCCGGCGCTGACTGGCAGCTTCCTGATCGCAGTCATAAATCGCCCCGTGACGTTGCTCGCAATAGACAACACCAGTCTCACCATGCCTGTTAAGGCGCAGGAGGAGCTCCGTGTCACTCTGGTTTGCGTTCTCGTCGTAGGCGCCCTCCCGGTATATGGCCAGCCAGTAATCGCAGTCCTGTTCAATCTGCCCGGTGTCGCGGGAGTCGCTCGGCAAGGGGCGCTTATTGGTTCGCTTCTCAAGCTCACGGTTAAGCTGAGTCAGGAGAACCACGACGCAATCCAGCTCCTTCGCCAGCGTCTTGAGGCCTTTGGTGATCAGCCCGTAAGCCAGGTCATTTCTCTCTGCCTTATCGGCAGTCATCAGCGTCAGGTAGTCAACGAGGATCATTCCGACCTTGCCGCGTTCGCGCTTGATGCGACGTGACTCAGCCATAACATGCGCCAGTGAAATGCCCGGGGTGTCATCAATCAGGAGGTTATTGGTGTCAATCAGCGCTCCCATAACGCCGGTAGCTTTCTTCAGATCGCCGTTCCAGTCGCCGCGATATCCGTAGTCTTCCTTCGTCATATCCGGGTAAAACAGGTTTGGCGAGATCCGCCCCTTCTGCGCAGTGATTTTCTCCACCATCTGCCCTTCCGGCATTTCCAGAGAAAACATAAGGGCCGGCTCGTTCTCGACCGTCGCGCAGTTAACACCCATCTGGGTGTAGAGCGTGGTTTTACCCATCTTCGGGCGTGCGCCGATAACAAACAGGCTGCCGCGCACAATGCGCTTCACACCGAGCAACTCATCCAGAGAGCGGATCCCGGTAGACAACCCACGGGAACGACCATCCGGCTTGAGCCTTTCGTCGAACTCCGCCGACCAGTCAGTAACAGCGTCATAGAACGTGCGAAGCCCTGTATGTCGACCTGTTTTTACGTGCTCGGTTATCTCAGTGAATAACCCCTGAATAGCGTCAAATTTCTGCTCTGCCGTCATGCCGTTGCGGGCATAAAGCAACTCGATCGCCTTCGTTGTTTTCTCGATGCCGTAGCGCTCCATAGCGGTCTCACGAACACGCATTGCATAGGCCACGATGTTCGCCGCGCTTGGCGTGTTCTTGGACATTTCAGCCAGGTATGCAAAGCCCCCAACGGTCTCTGTCAGCCCCTTGCTTTCCAGAGCATCAAACAGGGTCAGCAGATCAACCGGCTTATGGTCCCGGTACATCTGGCGCATTTCAGCGAAAATGACCTGGTGCTGACGCGAGTAGAACGATTCAGGCTTGAGGATAGACAGAACCTTCTGAGTGCGTTCACTGCTGTCGTCATCCAGCAGAAGTCCGCCAAGTACGCTCTGCTCTGCTTCAATGCTGTGCGGAGGTGTCATGAAATCAGAGGTCATCACAGGCCCCCTCGCGCGTTTTGGCGTAAACATCGACGTTCAGGAAGTATTCCAGCGACTTCCGGCGCCAGGTTTTCCCGGTGCGCTGATCAGGGCGATTCTCAAGCATCCAGCGGCAGTTACTGGCGATGTAGCTCAGGTAAGACTCCCAGTCAGCCAGGGTAAAGCTGTGGCCATCAAGCTGACGGGTAATTTTGTTGGCTTTCTGCCAGAACGAGCGGATCAGGTTGCGGCGCTTATCAGTGAGGACCCTGATGCCCTGCGCTTCCGGTAGCACCTGGTGATAAACATCGACAACCTGCTCACAGCTGAGAGACTGTTTTTTAGGTTCGGATTTTGGTGACGCTGATGCACTCTCTTCTACGTCAGTAGAAGAGATATTATTTAATATATTGTTTGTGGCACTTTGTTGGCATTCTGTTGGCACAACCTCGCCGGTACGCAGCGTGGTTACTGGGTTTGCGTTGGCACTTTGTTGGCATTCTGTTGGCACAAAAAATTGCTGATAATCGTCATATTTGGTGACGGTTAAGAGTGTAAATTTCTTGTTTGCCAGGGTGGTGATCATGCCCATTTTCGCGAACTTGTTCAGCAGGTACTTAACCCTGTCAGGTGCTATTCCCGTGTCTTTCGACAGGGTATGTCGCCCGGTGATCACCTGACCGCGGGAAACCGGATACTCACCAAACTCTGTTGTTACCATCCCGTCAGCTGAATTGACCTCCATGATGAGATGGATCCACAGATGGACGGCTTCACTGTCGGTCTTGTAGAACGGCAGCTCTCTTACTTTACGGTGCAGGAATACCAACCCCTGCCCTGATGGCTGAGGTTTCTCCATGGGCTTCTGAGACCCTCTAAAATCGGATATGCGGAGAACGTTACTCACGGCCTTCCTCCTTCCGTTTCAGCTCTTCCAGGATGGCGCGCATCTTTTCGGCCACCACTGGATTTACCGAGCGAACAAAACGGTCACGAGTAACATTTTTGTGTGTTTGCGCCTGGTAAAATCTGTTGCTCTTAGGCATAATTACTCCTGTGAATTGATCCAGTTAATTCGCGTAGAAAGCCGTTAGTGTTCGCGCACTGCGGCTTTCGCCTTTCTGTTCCCACTCATGCTTCAAAATCACCTTTCTCTCCCGGCCTGTTAGAAATCAGGATGGCCAGAAGTAGCGACATGTTCGGCAGCAGACTTTCCCGCCAGCGACTCACCGTCGACTTATTCACTCCGGCCACTTTGGCGATATTTGTGGTTCCCAGTTCAGCTATCTGGCTGTGTAACCAGCTTTCTATCCTGCGAGCCTCCACTTTGTTGCGTGTCGTTGAACTCTCCATTTGTGATACTTCCTCTGGTGTTGTTTGGTATGGCCGCCAGTCAGGCGGCTTTAGGCTTGCTAACTTCCCGGATCTGCGCAGCAGTAAACTGGCCGCCAGAAGCGAGAGCGATTTTTTCTGCGTAATTGGTCTCGTCGGTGTAGTCCGTTCTCGGCAGGCTTCCGTTGGCAATCCACTTGTAAATTGCGCGCGGAGAGCAACCACAGGCTTTAGCTACAACAGGAACGCGAATCTTTTTGATGATTTCGCCAAGACTGTTAGGTGCCATGTTTAACCCTCAATAATGAACTGTAAGTACATATTAAGTCGGAACTGATAGTTCACGCAAGTGATATTATGATTGAACACATGGTTCACGAAGAAAGAGCGCGAAAAGAATTTTCTCTGAGGCTAGCGCTGGCCTGCGATAAAGCTGGATTGATGCCACACGGTCGCCAGGCTGAGATCGCCAAGAGAATGAAGTTGACACCGAAGGCCGTGAGCAAATGGTTTAACGGGGAGTCGATACCAAGGCGGGGAACGCTCCATGCGTTAGCGTCTCATATAGGCACGTCTGCATCGTACCTGCTTGGCGATGTTGACGAGGATGGTATTGAACCAGGATCGGCATCCAATCGAAAAGACGTCTTTAGAATTGACCTCTTGGATATCGCCGTCAGCGCCGGTCCAGGGGTGATAAATCAGGAATTCGTTGAGATTCTCCGCTCCGTTGAATATGCGCCAGCTGAGGCTAACCATATGTTTGATGGGCGCAAAGCTGAGAACATCAGGATTATCAACGTCCGCGGAGACAGTATGTCAGGTACGATTGAGCCAGGAGATCTGTTGTTCGTCGATGTCAGCGTAAGGAAGTTTGACGGCGATGGAATATACGCCTTTTTGTACGATGACACTGCTCACGTTAAACGCTTGCAGAAGATGAAGGACAAGCTGCTGGTTATATCGGATAACAAGAGCTATGCCCCTTGGGAACCGATCGAGAAAGACGAGATGAACCGGGTGTTCGTGTTCGGCAAGGTGATCGGCAGCATGCCGCAGACGTACAGGAAGCATGGGTAAAGCCTTAGCACGCAGAGGAAGCATGTCTGATCTGATTATCCCAATACTCATTACTTTGCTAATTGTCGGACTGGTTGGGATAGTGCTCAGGTTGGAGAAGATTTTCTTTAAGCGAAGGGATGATCGTGATGACTTTGAGTGAGCCAGACCGGTAGTTCGATGTGTTTTTGGTAATGCCGCAGACGTACAGGAAGCATGGGTAGCTAGGCCGGAGGAATTATGCAAGTTAACCTAGAAAGAATATCATTTATAACACCTTTTTCTGATAGTGAGGACCAGACACAGCCAAAGCTTAGTTTTGAGTGCGTGAACTTCCCCGCTCAGTTTTCGATAAATTTCCGGGTGGGAATGGTAGGTTTGAAGCCAAATACTCGCTATCAACTCGGACTGTTTGTTATACCAGCTCATTTATTTATTAAAGAGGGGCAGGAATTTCAACTTCCTGACGGCACTCAGGAATCTGTTTCTGTTAACATTGATACTAAAGACAGCAACATGGCGACGGGTGCCAGTGGACAGGTTGTCATTACTCTAAACGAAATGCGCCTCCCTGGTAAGGGGCTGTATAGTGTGACTGGCGTCTTACACGCCAACGATTCGATAAAAACCGTGCTTCATAAAAACGAGTCATTTTTCACTGTTGATAAATTATGAGTGACGATAAAGAATCAAAAAATCAAGAGAATCAGAGCGCGAGACCAAATAGCCTAAGGAGGCTGAAAGTTATCGGTGGCTCAGATTTCGATGCTGAATTTGATAATTCCTCTGAGAAGGTGCAAGATCACTTCATAACGTCGCATACTTCGGAGCGAGAAGTGGATAGGATTAGCAGAGAAGAACTTGAAGCAAGGCTGTCCGCCAATAAAGCGGAAATGGAATCAATAGCCTCTTCAATTCGAGTAGACATGGCCTTAGCCAGAGAAAATACCAATGTCCAGTTCGCAAATCTCTCCTCCGCAATTAATTCTATCTCTTCAAAAATTGACGGGAAGATGGATAGTGTAGATGGAGAAATGAAAGCAATAACTGGTAAGTTTGATGGCATCCAGGGTCAGATAACTGGCCTGAACACAGCCATTAGCGGAATCCAGTCAGGCATATCTACGCGACTTGCAATTTTTAGCGTAATTATCGCTGTGATTGTCGCCTTGCCTGGGATTATCTCCTCATTTAAGGACTCTCCAGCTAAGTCTGATGATAATCCTTCACCCTTGATTATTCAGATGCCAGCGCAGCAACAAAATCAACAACCCGCCCCCCAAAACCAACAGAAAGCCTCGCCAAATCAGCATAAGTAGCCCGGCCACCGCGCCGGGTTTTTATTGCCCTACCATTCCCTCGGCAGCATCAGCACGGCTAGCACCAACTTAATTACTATGCGCCCACCAAACTAAACATAACGCAAAAATAAATATACTTTAAGTTCATTAACTTACCTGAATATGAACTATCCACAAATCAAAAATGTACTTTTGGTACTTTACAATGATGAACCATTAGTACATTATCATCTCATCCAAACAACAACGTTGGCGCCGGTAATAGGTAACAACGCTCCGTTAGCCGCGATAAGGCAAAGGTGAAGAGATGATCCGCGAAGAAGATAAAACTGAGTGGTTTAAGTTTCTGGCACACGCATTCGCCATCGTCGTATGCGTACTGATAGCAAGCGCGTTCTGCCTGATGCCTGGTGGTTCAGCATGAGCAGAAACGGCATTCGTTCACTGATTTACTGCCTGCTTATTGGCGGCGTTATCTGGGCAGCGGTGGTTATCAAAATTCTGCACGTTACGGGGGTCTTCAATGGTTAGTCATCATTACGGGACACAGACCGTTAACCGCGGCGCCGTTCTCCCAGGGATGCTGGTTAAGCATCGGGAAAGCACATGGACAGCATCAGCAAATAAACGCGGCCGCCTCTACCTGCATCGTGGGATTGAGCGGACTTACACAACCGACTTGCTGGTTGAAGTTTATCTGAACGGGTTGGGGCAAGGTCTCAGCCGGTAATCGAAACGAAGAATTTAACTGAGCTATCAGGCAGCCAATACGGTGCCGGGATTCTTACAACCAAATTTCAGGAGCGAGCTATGAACGCATACCGCGCATACGACGCTATCGAAGAACGTAAGTGGGCCGAGCAAACGCTGACCGAAGAGAAGCAGAAGTGGATTGACGATCGGGCGCAGGAAATTATCGACGCCCTGCCGAAAGAGCCGTCAGGCCTGTTCCGCTTCTCTGTGCCGATGGACAAAAGCCCATACGAA